CCATTCTCAGGTTCAGTATCAGGAGCTAAAGTAGGTATTGGAACTTCAACACCTTCATATACATTAGATGTAAATGGAAGTATAAATGCTGCTACAGGTGTAACAGTAACTGGATCTTTAAGTGTATCCGGATCAAATACTTTAATAGGAACTAAAACAATTACAGGATCTGTTTTTATAACAGGTTCTAAAACAATAATAGGTAATAATACTATAACAGGATCCTTAAATGTATCTGGAGTAACTACTCTTAATACTCTATTAGTACTAACACCAACAAGTTCATTACCAACAGGACAACCAACAGGATCATTTATAGTATCAGGTTCAGGTGCTAACTGTAAACCATATTTTTACAATGGAACAACATGGACACCTTTATTCTAAAAATAAAATAATAAAAACAACGTTATGATTAAACCAACAAAGTTACAAGACACAGAATTACAAGAATTAAAAGATTTTCAATCTAAATCTGAAAATTTAATTGCTCAATTAGGTCAATTAACCTTTAAAAAGTTTCAACTTGAAAAAGAAGAACAATTTTTAAAAAAGCAATACGACCAAATTACATCTGCCGAAATTGAATTAAGTAAAAAACTTAAAGAAGCTTATGGAGATGTTTCAATCAACTTACAAACAGGTGAGATAACATATCCCTAAAATATAGGTTTTGAGCCTTCTTGTAATATTTATTATCAAATGATTAACATTAAAAACTAAATAAAACAAAATGGCTGAAACTTTATTATCTCCAGGTGTTCTAACTAGAGAAAATGACCAATCCCAAATTACACAAGGCCCTATTACTGCGGGAGCAGCTATTATAGGACCAACTGTTTCTGGTCCTGTTAGAATACCAACTTTAGTTACTTCTTATAGTGACTATTTAAATAAATTCGGTGGTTCTTTCATTAGTGGAGGAGCTTCTTATGAGTACTTAACCTCAATCTCCGCTTACAATTACTTCCAACAAGGTGGAACTACTTTATTAGTAACTAGAGCAGTAAGTGGTACATTTGCTCCTGCAACTTCTAGTATAACTAATAATGTATCTTTAATAACTGGATCTGTTGCTTCTGCTTCATTTTTAGTATTAAATTCTAGTACAGCTTCATGGAATCAAATTCAAATTAATGCAACTACTGCTGTAGGTAATATTAATTATTCAATTTATAACTATCCTTATGCAGCTACTGGTTCATATATAGATGGTACTACTTATATTTACTTAGGTGTAGGTAATGGAATTACTAACCCATATGATGGTTTAAACGTAACACCTTCAACATCATCATGGGCAGGATATGTAGTAAACGCAATTAATACTGGAACAAGTGGATTAGCTAGTTACTTCTCAGCTTCATTCTCAGGAGGAAGATTAACTTTCTACACTGATAATACAGGTACTTCACAAAATTCTTTCTCAATTACTAGTAGTTTTGGTGTAGGAACACCAGTAACACAATCATTTGTAGGAGGTACAGATGGTATTCCAAATGCAGTATTTGTATTAGAAACTTTATCACAAGGTGCTATTAATAATAGTACTAGTACAGAAGGAGCAAATAATACATTACCTTCAGGATCTGAAGATAACTTAAGACTTGAAATTGTAAACCCTAACACAGGAAGTGGTACATTTGATTTATTAATCAGAAGAGGTAATGATAATATTAATACTAAAGTAGTATTAGAACAATGGACAGGATTATCACTAGATCCAAACGCTCCAAATTATATCGAAGCCGTAATTGGTAACCAAACAACTAATACTACTAACGGATACACTCAAGTAACAGGAGATTATACTAATAAATCAAGATATGTAAGAGTAAAATCAGTTAATTATACTACTCCAAATTATTTTGATAATAACGGAGCTCCAATTTCTTCTTATACTTCATCTTTACCAACTGCTCAAAGTAGCTCATTTGGTAGTGCTGCAGGAACAAATTGTAGTGTTTATGGTTTATCAAATAGTAACTATACTTTACCAATTACTTTATTAAATAATAAAGATGAATTTAAATTTAATATAATTACAACTCCAGGTGTTTACGCTACAACAGGAAACTCAGTTATTACTTCATTAACTAACTTAGCAGTTAACAGAGGTGATTGTATTGCAATTGTTGATATGTCTAATTTTGGAGATGGTATTGCTACCGTAGTAGCTAATGCTACCGCAGTTGATAGCTCATACGCAGCAACTTACTATCCATGGGTTCAAATTAGCGCTCCTAATACAGGAAAATTAACATGGGTTCCACCATCAACTATTATACCAAGTGTTTACGCTTATAACGATAGAGTAGGTGCTCCATGGTTCGCTCCTGCAGGATTTACAAGAGGTGGATTAAGTGTAATTCAAGCTGAAAGAAAATTAGCTCCATCTGATAGAGATACTTTATATGCTGGTAAAGTTAATTCATTAGCTACATTCCCTGGTCAAGGTGTTGTTGCTTATGGACAAAAAACATTACAGAAAAAAGCATCTGCTTTTGATAGAATTAATGTAAGAAGATTATTAATTGAATTAAAATCATATATTGGTCAAATTGCTAATGGATTAGTTTTCGAACAAAACACAGCAGTTACAAGAAATAGATTTTTAAGACAAGTAAATCCATATTTAGAATCAGTTCAACAAAGACAAGGTTTATACTCTTACAAAGTAGTAATGGATGAATCAAATAACACCGCAGATGTGATTGACAGAAATCAAATGTTAGGTCAAATTTACCTTCAACCAACTAAAACTGCTGAGTTTATTATATTAGACTTTAATGTTACACCAACAGGTGCTACTTTCGCATAAAGATAATTAGGAATTGAAGCCCTAGATAAAGGGCTTCTTTCCCTAATATTTATTGTAAACAGATAATAATAAAAATAATACACAAAATATAACATGGCAGTATTAAACCCAAACGAAATAATGTTCACCGCATTTGAACCTAAAGTTTCAAATAGATTCATAATGTACATTGAAGGAATCCCAGCTTATATGATTAAGAAAGCTTCTGCTCCAGGATTCGATGCAGGTGAAATCACACTAGATCATATTAACGTTTACCGTAAAATCAAAGGTAAAGTTAAATGGAATGACATTTCAATGACATTATATGATCCAATTGCTCCTGCAGGATCTCAAGCAGTAATGGAATGGATGCGTTTATCTCACGAATCTGTAACAGGTAGAGATGGATACTCAGATTTCTATAAAAAAGATATTACAATGAACATTCTAGGTCCAGTAGGTGACGTAGTTGGTGAATGGATTATAAAAGGTGCATTCATCAAAACATCAACATTTGGAGATTATGATTGGGCACAAGGTGAATCAGCAGCTGAAATCTCTGTAACATTAGCGATGGATTATTGTATCTTGAACTTCTAATACAAGTTTAAAAAATATAAAATTAACCCACCTTTTTGGTGGGTTTCTTTGTCTACCACAATATTCTTTCGTATATTCAAGCATGAGAAAAATAAGTAAAAATTTCTTAATTTAGATGTGGTTACCTGAA